TCTGCCCCGGTCCCGTCCCCTCTGGTGGCAAAGCGGCTAGGAAAAGCCCCTGTCGAAGTCCTGTATCACCTGGCAACTCACCCCACCGAATACGCCTCCCTGAATCGTATGCGCGACTCCGATGACGTTGCGGATGCTCTGGCCGAACTCCGGTTCCGCCTGAAGTCTCCTGCCGCGCCCGTTGCGCCCAAAACCCAAACCAAGGCTCCCGCTCCGATGACCCCCACAAAGGCATCTGCGGTTGCCATCCAGGAAGCAGACGGTTTTAACGCCTACTAACTGGGCCATTTTGAGGAATCCCTCCCATGGCGATTGCCAACACTTTTAACAACAATGCAAAGATCACCAAGGCCGCGCTGAAATACATCGAGAACCAGTGCGTGTTCATGAAGTATGTGAATCGCGGCTACGACGATCAGTTCAAGTCCGAAGGCGGCAAGGCTGGCGACACCGCGAACATCCGCATCCCCGGATTCGGCACGTATCGGTCCGGCAAGGTTGCGCTCCCCACGGGCAACAACGAGTCCTTCATCCCCGTGACCCTCCAGCAGGGCGGCGCTGACTTCCAGCTATCCAGCAAGGAACTGGCCCTGAACGTGGACGAGATGATCACCATCCTCGGCCCCCGCATCTCTGCCGTGGTGACCGAAATCAACCGCCAGGGTCTCGCCCTCGCCAACCAGATCAGCCAGACCACCGGCACTCCTGGCACGGCTCCCACCAGCCTCAAGCCCTTTACTGACGCCTTCGCCAAGATCACCAAGTATGGCGCTCCCGCTGATGACAACATCTCGTGTGTCATCGACTACGACACTCAGAGTGCCCTGGTGGACAGCCTCGGTGGCCGCTTCGCTCCTCAGACCAGCATCGGTGACCAGTACACCTCCGGCACCATGGGCAAGGCTGCGGGCATGAAGTTCAGCGCCGATCAGCAGGTTGCCATCCAGACCGTGGGCACCTTCGGCACCTCCACCCCCGCCATGTCCTCATCGGTCACGACTGAGGGTCAGGCTACGGTCCCCACCTCCGGCTGGGCTTCTGGCGCTTCGCAGCTCAAGAAGGGTGACGTCATCCAGATCGCGGGCGTCTATGCCGTGAACAGCGTGACCAAGCTGACCACCGGCAAGCTGATGGACTTCGTGGTCACTGCTGACACGAGCGACTCCAGCGGCGCGATGGCTACCCTGCCCATCTCCCCCGCCCTCTATACCTCCGCTTCTGGCCCCCTCCAGAACGTCACCGCTATGCCCCAGTCCGGCGCGGCTGTGTATGTCTACGGCCTCCAGAACAACACGTATTCGGCCAAGGTCAGCCCCATGAACCTGGTGTTCCACAAGGACGCCTTCCTCCTGGCTTCTGCCGATCTGCCCCCCGTCCCCGGTTCCACCCGCATGAAGCACCCCAAGCTGGACTTCAGCATCCGGGTCAGCAACTTCTGGGACGGTCGCACCGATGACCAGCTCTACCGTCTGGACGTTCTGTTCGGCTGGGCTCTGCTCCGCCCGAACTTCGCGGCTCGTGTCCAAGGCTAACCACTAAACCTCCGGGGGGCTTCGGCCCTCCGGTTTCCCTTCTCAATCAACCGAAAGGATTCACTTCATGGCGACTTCCACCCCCTACCAGTTCGTCTCCAGCGACGATCAGCCTGGCGTTTACAGCCTCCAGGTGCCAGTCTTCGCGGCCTCGGCCATTGCCAACGCTGACGAACTCACTGACTTCATCCCCGGCCACAACTTCGAGGTGATCAAGGTCGAATTCGTGTGCGTGACCCCCATCACCACCGCTGCCAAGACCGCCACCCTGACCCCCTACATCGACGCTGTGGCCGTTCCTGGCGTGGCTACTGCCGTTGCTGGCACCAAGGCCAAGGGCGTGGTCTCCACTGCCTACGTGGCTTCCGGCGCGAAGCTCTACGGCTCTGCCACCAGCAAGCTGAAGCTTACCGCTTCGGCTGTCACCGCCTTCGTTGAAGGTGCTGGCTACTGGAACGTCACGCTTCGCAACCTCGGCGGCGCGGCTGTCTAGTGGGTAACTCGGGAGGGGGGTTTCGGCTCCCCTCCCACCTTTTGAGGTGCCTATGGCCGTCCCGACTGGACAAATCGCATTCGCAACCGGAAGCCTCGCCTCGTCTACTGTCACGGCGGATCAGGTGATCGTTTCCCGCAAGATCAGTCCCGGTAAGCAGTTTGTTATCCAGTATGCGGAAGCCAACGTCCAGCTAACTACCTTCGCTGGCACCGCTACGGCTTTCGGGACTGTTTCGCTTGAATGCCCCGCAGGTAACAAACTCCTGACCTTTAACTGTGCTGGCCCTCAGGGAACCCTGAACAGCCCCGTCTATCTGGAACTTCCTGAGCCTCTGGTGATCCAGGGTGATTCGGACGGCTCCAAGGTGGTCCGTTGGGTCTGCACTCCTGCTGCCGCTACTCCCTTCACGTGGGAAGGGAACATCGTGGGGTATGAGCGATGACCTATCCGAAGTGGAAGCACTGCACCGATGGGACCAGTCTCATTGTCGAGAATGAGGCCCAGGAAGCCCTGCTGATCGGTGGCGGGGAATGGTCTGACACGCCTTTGGGGCCGGTTGACGGTCCTGTGGATGCCGTAGCGGAGCCTGAAGGGGTTCACATGACGGTTGAAGATCCCAAGCCCGTGGAAGTGGACTAATGGACTTCCCGCGCTGGCTTCATCACAAAGAACACGGTGCCGTTCTGTGTCCCAGTTGGGACTATGCCGTGCGGTATGCAGGGGATGAGAAGGGCTGGCACTTGACCACGGCCCTTGATTCTCCGGTTGTCCCTGATGAGCCTGCGCGGGTTGATCCACCGAAGAACAAAGGCGGAAGACCCCGTAAGGAGGCTGCATGACCGTTGTAAGGGATCTTCTGGCTGATGCTCTGACTGAGATTGGGGTCATTGACCCCGGCGCTCCGATGGATGCCGACACCTCGGCGTTTGCCCTGCGGACGCTTAACCGGATGCTTTCCGCATGGGCGAATGATGACCTGATGACCTACACGGTCAACCGGGTCACGTTCCCGCTGGTTGCCAATACTCAAAACTACACCATCGGCACCACGGGAACTTGGGTAACGGCTTCCCCGGTTCGTCCTGGCCAGATTGACATGGCGTCTGTGCTGGTGAATGGCACTGAGATCCCGCTAAAAATCTATAACGATGAGCAGTGGCGTGATACCCCCGTCAAGTCCACGGCTGGCACGTTCCCTACTGCCGTCTGGCAGACCGGCGATTACCCCTTGAACATCCTGACCTTCTGGCCTGTGCCGACTGCGGTCAATACGGTGGTTCTCTACATCTGGGGGCAGATCAACGCCTTCCCGGACGTAAACGCCACTGTGACGCTGCCCCAGGGGTATGAGGATGCCATCGTCTATAACTTGGCGGTAAGGCTGGCGGCTTCCTTTGGTAAGGAACCCAACCCATCCACGGCTTCGCTGGCGAATGCGGCCAAGGCGCGGGTAAAGAACATGAACTATGAGGCTACCTATCGGAGCGTTGACGAAACGCTGAATGGGAATGGTGGCGCGAATTCTGTCTGGCTGCGGTCTCGCGGCTATGTGTTGGGGTAGTCATGGCTAAGATCAAGTCTCCCAAGAGTGCCAAGCTGCCCAATGTGCCTGCTGTGGTGCCTATCGCGCCTCCAGCTAAGCCTGAGCCTCTCCCGGCCAAGGTCGAGAAGGACCGGGCCATCTTCGCCAAGAAGGCCGACAAGATGAAACCCAAGGGAACCCCTGCGCCTCGTTTCAGGGCTTACTAATGGGCCGGATTCCGGGGTTCATCAACGGGAGTTACACCCTCCAGACGGTCAATCTTGACTGCCAGCGGTGTATCAACCTGTTCCCGCAGATCAATGAGGGCCAGGGCTCCACTGACGGGGAGATCGGCTCTCTGGTGATGACTCCGGGGCTTCGTCTGCTCGGAACCTGCGGGTCTGGTCCCATCCGGGGCATGTATGTGACCTCCACTGGGGGCATGTGCATCGTTTCTGGCTCGGAAGTGTATCGGGTTGGCCTGAATTGGACCTTTACGCTGGTTGGGACTCTGCTGACCAACTCTGGCGCGGTTTCAATGGCCGATAACGGGACGCAGTTGATCATTGTGGATGGCGCTAACGGCTACATCGTCAGCCTGTCCACTGGAACCTTCACGCAGATTACGGATGCGGGCTTCCCTGGTGGCAATACCGTCTGCTTCCAGGACGGGTATTTCATCGTGAATAACCCTGGAACCGGCCAGTTTTGCTGGTCGAATGCCTATGACGGTCTTACATGGGATGCGCTGAACTTCGTGACCGCTGAAGGCTCCCCGGATGCCACGGTTGCCATCGTTGTGAACCAGCGGCAGGTTTGGGCCATGGGTTCCCGCACGGTTGAGGTGTGGTGGGACTCCGGTGCTGATACCACCTTCTCCCGTATTGACGGTGCTTTCATCGAATACGGCTGCATTGCCCCTCAGACGGCCCTGAAGTTCTCCAATACCGTGGCCTGGGTTGGTGCTGGCCCTAATGCCAATGGCGTGGTCTGGATGGCCGTGGGCTACCAGCCGAAGCGGATCAGCAACCATGCGGTTGAGAACGCCATTCAGAACTATGGTGACATCAGCACGGCTACGGCTTGGACCTATCAGGAGAACGGCCACGCCTTCTACTGCCTGAACTTCCCCAATGCCAATACGACATGGGTCTATGACATGTCCACGGGTCTCTGGCATGAGCGGGCCTATCTCGGCTCCGATGGCAACCTACAGAGGCACCGGGCCGGATGCTACACCTTCGGCTTCCAGACGCATGTGGTGGGCGATTACGCCAATGCCAACATCTATGCGCTGGATGATTCGGTCTATACGGACAACGGAACCAACATCGTCAGACTCCGCAGGGCTCCGCATCTCTCAGCAGACGGCAAGCGGATGTTCTTCACCCGGTTCCAGCTTATGTGCAGGGTCGGATCTGGCCTGGATGGTGCCGTAACCTATGCCACTGACCCTACGGTTGAGCTTCGTTATTCGGATGACTTCGGGAACTCATGGTGCAGCGCCAAGCCTCGGAGCCTAGGGCAGATCGGCATCTTCGATAAGCGGGTCATTTGGGATCGGCTTGGATCGGCTCGGAACCGGGTCTTTGAGATCCGCATCACCGATCCCGTGCCGGTTGCCATCCTCGGCGCTGAACTGACCGCCACACCTGGAGCCGCCTAATGCCAGGGATTCTCCAACCGTCAATGGATGACGGGCAGATGGGGCCTGCTGGGTGGGGTAATGTCCCCACCATCGGTGGTTCGATTTCTACAGCCATTCCTGACCCCACCACGGGCACCTCTACGGTTCAGGTGGTCCAGAGCAATTCAGCGGCTACCCAGTCAGCAGCCCAGTCTATTTTTCTTCCCCCTGCTCCTACATGGTCTCCGTTGCTAGATGAGTCGGGCGCTATGAATTCGGCATGGGTCACGTGGTTCCAGACACTCAATCGGAAACTTGGCGGTTACAACTCCAGTTTTACCGATGATGCCGTGATGATGAGCGAGGACCAGGCTTCCGCTGACTCTACGGCTCGGTATGCCATCGCGGATCTTCAGGTTCAGGACAATACCCAGGCTCGGGTATCGGACCTCCAGAGCCAGTTGGACGGTCTGGCTCAACTGGTATTCGGCATGAGTCAGCAGGGGTGGACCCGGCAAGGCTCCCAGATCGCCGCCACGGCTTCCGCGCCTGCTGGTGGCACCGGC